AGGAGGAAACTTTCAAGTTATAGGTCGTGGTGGCACACAAACTTATGTAGACACTAGTGGCGACCTTAATATTGAAAGTAGAACAGTAACAGTAAAACAGGCTAATGATACCGTTATAACACCTAATCTTGCCAGTATAAAATTTACTGGCCCTGGAGTTACCGTCAGTAATGTTGGCGATGATGTTACAGTAAATATTAATATTAGTGGACTTTACAATCTTGGAGCAAACATCGACGGTGGAGCAGTGGAAAGCGTTTATCTGTTTACACAAAACTTGGACGGTGGAGTTCCTTACACCAACTATGCACAGGTTGGTACATTAGATGCGGGAGGAGTAGTATAATGGCTATTCAAATTCAACTTAGAAGAGGACCGGCAAGTTTATGGTCAAGTCAAAACCCTATACTAGCAGAGGGTGAAATTGCAGTAGATACAACAAATTACAGGTTTAAAGTAGGTGATGGGGTTAGGCCTTGGAACTTACTACCTTTTACAGATCAAGGAACTCTTGCTAATTTATTCGATGTTCAAATTAGTACAAGTCCAATAGATGGGTCAGTAATGGTTTACCAAACTAGCATAAATAAGTGGGTAGACACCATAGATCTGAATAAACAAGTTATGGACGGCGGATATTTTTAAAAAAATCGGAGCGATTTAAATGGCATCAACATTAAAAATTAAAAGAAGTTTAAATGCAAATGCACCAGGATCATTAAACACTGGTGAACTTGCAGTTACCTTTGGAGTAGGAGCACAAAACAACAGCGGAGATAGAGTTTTCGTTGGTGGATTGGGAGCGGGTAACGATATTAACGGCGCTTCTGGAGCTCCAATTGTAATTGGTGGAAAATATTTTACGGATATGATGGATCATGTCCACGGTACGCTTACTGCCAGCAGCGCACTTATCGCTGATGCTAATAGCAAGTTAGACAATTTAAAAGTAGATAATTTAGACCTTAACGGTAACACAATTAGCAGTACAGATAGTAATGGTAATATTATACTAGATCCAAATGGAACTGGTGACGTTGTTGTTTCAGCAGGCGCTGAGTTACAAGTAACAGACTTAACATCAGGAAGGGTACTTTTTGTAGGTGCCAATGGTGCTCTTGTAGATAACACAAACTTTACTTTTAACTCAGGAACAGGAGCATTAGAAGTAACAGGTAGCTTTCAAGCAGATAACATTAAACTAGATGGAAATGTTATTAGCACAACTGATACTAACGGTAACTTAGATCTTAACCCAAATGGTACAGGGCAAGTTAAGATTGCAAACACTTGGTATCTACCAAGAGGAGCAGGAACAGCTAATCAAGTTTTAACTGCTGACGGATCAGGTAATGCAACTTGGGCTAGTCCTGTAACAACTTTAAACATTAGTGGCGATAGCGGTTCGAATACATCAATTGATTTGCTTTCAGAAACCCTAGACCTTGAAGGTGTTGGTGCTATTAGTACAACAAGTGTACCTGCAAGTAATAAAATAACATTTAGTATTGCAGATGCTACAACTACAACAAAAGGTGCAGCAAGTTTTAATACAAGTAACTTTACAGTAAGTAGCGGAGCAGTCAGTTCTAAAAGCATTACATTAGGTTCAAGTACATTAGACTTAGGAAGCACAACTACTGCGATAGCAGGATTGACTCAGTTAGCTGTTGATAACTTAGATCTAAATGGTAATACAATTAGTAGTACAGATAGTAACGGCAATATTACTTTAGATCCAAACGGAACTGGTGATGTTGTCATTGCCACAGGTGCAGAGCTGCAAATTACAGACTTAACTGCTGGAAGAATGGTTTTTGTTGGAACAAGTGGTGCTCTAGTAGACGATGGCGATTTAACATATAATAGTACATCTAATACCATTACTGTTCCTAATATTAATGTTACTACAAATGCCACATTTGCAAGTGTAACTGCAAGCGATTTAACATCTGGTCGTGTTACATTTGCAGGAACATCTGGTAAATTAGAAGATGACGGCGATTTAACATACAATAAGACAAGTAATACTTTAACTGTTCCAAATGTTAGTGTTGGTACAGAAGCTACCTTAGCTAGTGCAATTATTAGTGATTTAACAGCTGGGCGTGTTACATTTGCTGGCACTAGTGGAGCAGTAGTTGATAGCGCTGATTTAACTTTTAACGACTCTACAGATACTTTAACTGTTCCAAATGCTAGTGTTGGAACATTAGCAACATTAGCAAGTGCTAAGGTTAGTGATTTAACATCAGGTCGTGTTACATTTGCAGGTACAGCAGGTCAATTAGTCGATAGTGCTAATTTTACGTTTAACACAGGTACCGGCGCTTTATCGTTAACTGGCGATTTAACTGTAGATAACATTAATATTAATGGCAGTACAATTTCTACAGTAGGTGCTACTGATCTTTTATTAAACACAAATGGAGGAACCGATAGCGGATTTATTAAAATCAATGACGGTGTTAATGGCAATATTGAGATTAGTCCAAACGGAACCGGCCAGGTTATAATTGGAGGACAAAACTGGACAGCATATAACGGTGACACTTGGTATGTTAGTGCTGATAGTGGTAGCAATAGTAATGATGGTCGTAGACTAAACACAGCATTCTTAACCATTGCCTATGCTTTAACACAGGCCGCATCAGGTGATACAATTCAAGTTCTTCCTGGAACATATCAAGAAGTATTTCCATTAACTGTTCCAGCTGGTATTACAGTACGTGGAGCCGGTGTACGTGCTACAAAGATTACTCCTACTGCATTAACTAATACAAATGACTGTTTCTTATTGAACGGTGAGACAACTATTGAAGAACTCACTATTGCTGATATGCGTTATAACAGCGGAGCTAATACTGGTTATGCATTTAGATACAACACAGCCGCAATGGTTACTGTTACAAGTAGAAGCCCGTACATTAGAAATGTCACGGTATTCAACAAAGGATCAGGGGCTAACAGCAACGATCCTTATGGATTTTTAAGTAATAATGCTGGACGTGGTGCGTATGTAGACGGTAGTCGTGTTACTCGTGCTAGTTTAGAAGCAGCAATGCTGTTTAACGAATGTACATTTATTGTTCCTAATAGCCGCGGCTTAATCATGACCAACGGTGCTAGGGTAGAATGGTTAAATTGCTTTACTTATTTTGCTGATTTAGCCATTGAAGGTGTTGTTGGAGCTGCTGGGCGTGGCGGTGACGGTAAAACACGCATTACATTTGGTAATGTAACTGGTGCGTTCCAAGCAGGAGACGTAGTTACATTAGATTATGTAGATAGCACAGATGTTACATTCACAGTAGAAAGTGTAGAGAACAGTGGAACTACAGTTGTTATCGATGGTAGCCTTAATACCTTAGAAGGTAAAGATTTCACTCCAGCAGGTGGTATTAGTGGAAGCATATCAGGTGCAAGTGCTGTTAGGGTCGTACGTTATGATCGTGGCGAGTTTGCTGCTGAAATGCGTAGCATTAGTAGTGCAAACGTTTATGGTAATCAGGGTGTAAGAGCTGACGGTGATGACGTTTATATTCACTTAATGGCACATAACTTTGCTTATATTGGAACTGGTGCCGATTTAACAAACAATAAATCAGCTGTTGTCCAGGCCGATGAAGTTATTGAAGCTAATAATGGTAGAGTATATTATAATAGTGTAGACCAAAGTGGTAACTTTAGAATTGGTGATTATTTTAGCGTAGATTTCGCTACAGGGAATGTAACTTTTAACGCTCCAGAATTTAACGTTAATAACACAACTGGATTTACATTTACAAGTGGAGCCAATGTAACTACTATTAGTGGAAACGGTGTTGTTGCTAACAACATTACTATTAGTGGTAACACAATTAGCAGCACCTCAGGTAATATTTACATTGACCCAACTGGAAATCAAGATGTGATTGTTGATGCTGATACTGGCATCAATGGTGTATTAACAATTAATAATGAATATTCATTTCCAACTGTAGATGGAACTGCGGGTCAGGCGTTAATTACTGACGGAAATGGAAATGTGACATTTACCACCATTAGTACAACTTTAAGCATTGCTGGCGATACTGGCACAGATACAGTTTCATTATTGACCGACACTCTAACATTTAGTGGCGGCGAAGGAATGGATGTTGCTGTAACTAATAATACAGTAACTATCAGTGGTGAAAATGCAGCCAGCAATAATAAAGGTATCGCTAGCTTTAGCCCAAGTTACTTTACAGTGACTAGTGGTGACGTTGCTATTAATGATGCAACAACAACTACAAAAGGTATCGCTAGTTTTAATACTAGCGGGTTTGACCTTAATACTGGAGCAGTAAGCTTAAAAGCTAATGTAGTTCAAGGAATCACAACAGATTCTGGTGCAATGACTATTACTGGCAACGCTGTATCAGTGCTTGGCGGAGAAGGAATGGATGTTACTCACGCTGGCACATCGATAACTATTGCCGGTGAAGATGCCAGCAGTGCTAATAAAGGTATAGCAAGTTTTGCTGCTAGTTACTTTACAGTGACTAGTGGCGATGTCGCTATTAACGATGCTACAACAACTACAAAAGGTATTGCTAGCTTTGACACTAATAACTTTACAGTAACCACTGGTGCAGTTAGTGCAAAAAGTATTACATTAGGAACTACAGTTTTAGATTTAGGTAGTACTGATTTAACTCTTGCTGGATTACAGCAATTAGATGTTGATAACATTCGTGTAGATGGTAATGAAATTAGTAGCACAGATGCAAATGGAAATATCAGCCTAAATCCAAATGGTACTGGAACTGTTGATGTTAACAGTGCTAGAATTACAAGTTTAGGCACACCAACACAAGGCACAGATGCAGCTACAAAAGATTATGTTGATGCTGCTCGTAGCGGATTAGATGTAAAGCAAAGTGTAAGAGCAGCTTCAACAGGTAACTTGACATTAAGTAATACTCAAACAGTTGACGGTGTAGCTCTTAGCGTTGGCGATCGTGTTTTAGCCAAAGATCAAACCACAGCTAGTCAAAATGGTGTTTATGTAGTTGCTAACGGTGCTTGGACTAGGGCTACAGATTTTGACGAGCCATATGAAGTTACTGCTGGTGTGTTCTTTTTCGTAGAAGAAGGTACAGTAAATGCTGATAATGGCTTTGTTATAACAAGTAATGACCCATTAGTAGTAGGGACTGACCCATTAACATTTACACAGTTTAGTGGTGCTGGACAAATTACAGCAGGGGATGCTTTAACCAAAACTGGTAATAGACTTGACGTTGCTGTGGCAGCTAATGGTGGTATTGAGATTAGTGCAGATGCGCTACAGTTAAAGAGCACAGTAGCAGGTGACGGTTTAACTTATACCTCTGGGGTCCTAAATGTTGTTGGAACTACAGATAGAATAACTGTTAGTGCAGATGCAGTTGATATCGCAAGCACTTATATTGGACAAAACACTATTACAACATTAGGAACAATTACAACTGGTACTTGGAACGGTAGCACAGTACAAGCAGGATACGGAGGTACTGGCCATACAACTTATGCCAGCGGTGATTTACTATATGGAAATATTGGTGGAAGTTTAAGCAAATTAACAATGGGTGCAGCAGGAAAGTTTTTACAGGTTAACGCAGCAGGAACAGATCTTGTATATGGCGATTTTGATGGCGGAACTTTCTAATTGGTAAATGGCAAATCTATTAAAACTTAAACGTACATCTACACCAGGAAGGTCGCCACAAACCAGCGACCTTGTTCTTGGTGAGTTAGCTGTCAATACCCACGATGGAAAACTATTCCTAAAAACTGATGTAAACGGATCGGAAAGTATAATTGCTATAAGCAATAGTTACAAAGATCTCACTAATCTTCCTCCTGATTTTTCATTTAATATTGCCGGTGATGATAGTACACAGAGAACCATCAATAGAGGAGAAACTGTTAAAGTTTCTGGCACTGGAGGTATAAGTGTAACTACTGACGCTGAAGGCAATTTGATAGTAAGTTTAAATTCTTTAGCAGCTAACCCACTGGTTTTTACAACAAATGGTGATTATAGAACTTTAACAGGTTATCAAGAATCAGGAAGTACCTATACAGTAAGAACAGCCGAATTTTATAACAACCTATTAAGATTAAATTTAGCAACATTTACTCCAGCTTTGTCCAGCGCAGCTACCCCAGGCTCTAGCTTAAATTGGGATGCACCGTGTACTGGATTTACTGTTACTGTAGATAATCCTGCCGATTATACTTCAGAATACATCAATGACGTGGCTAGCGTAACAGCTACTACAGGAACAGCTAGTGCATTGAACACATTTAGTGCAGGGGCTAAAAGTGCTAGTCCTGCCGGAGGTGTTGATTGGACTCAAGCATTTAGCACTGATGGAGATAGCTATATTAGGCCAAATTCTACATCAGGCATTACTGGTGGATCAGCTGGTATTACTGTAGCTTACAACTATTATAATGGAACTACTACTGCTTTATACGGAAGTAGCAATTCTACAGTTACAGTTACTTGGGCAACTCCAACTAATAGTATTAATATGACTAACCTAAGTGGAAGCACTTTCCTACAAAGTTATGCAAGCACTGCATACACAGTGGCAGTAACAGGAATAAGTAATGTGGCTAATGTAAGTCACACAGTTACTCCAACTGGTGGAACAGTGACCAATGCAAGTGGATCTGGTACCTTTAATTTTACCACTGCTATACATAAAGATAATACAGGAACAGCAAGAACACTTAGTTTGACAACAACGTTTACAAGACCTATTACTGTTACAGGTAGCAGTTATACAGCACAATTAACGACCACTGATTTAACTTTAACAGCGTCATTCACTTATCCTAGTTTTTGGATTTTTACAAGTAGCACAGGAAATCCTCCTAGCAATGGAGACATTGTTTTCGGCACAGGATTTGAGGCTGCTGTTACTGTGTTAGGCAATCAGGTTAAAACATTTGCAGGTACTGTAAATAATCCGTCTGCTAACCCTAAGGTTTTTTGGTTTGCTGTTAGAACAGCAGCTAGCCAACCCACTAGTTTTCAAACTGGTCCTAGCGCATCGTTGCTAACTAATACATCTTACACTACTTCTAGTGTAAATTTACAACCAGATAGTCTTCCAGGAGGATATACTGCTGAAGCGTATAGTCTTTATGGCATAATACTTCAACCTGGTGATACATATGTGAGTATTTCATAATGTCTAGCGATTACAGTGGTTTAACGCGAAATCTGTGGACGGGTACGTTTAGCCCGACTGCTAGCCATCCTATTGTTTTAGATACAGAAATACGAGGAAGCTTAAGAACAGTATCTGGATCATTAGGTGATCGTTTAACAGATATAACTGGGCAAAGACTTGAAGAAGGTATGCTGGTTTATCTTAAGTCAGGATACACTTCTGGCCCTACTGTAAGAGTAGGAGGGTTGTACTACCGATATAATTTACTTACTGGGGAATCCAGAAGTGCTAGCACTGGAGCTATGCCTAATGCCGAAGGAAACTGGACTGTAAATCAATCTGGATTAACTGTTAGCAATATAGATGGGCTAAATGTCATAGCTAACGAAGTAGATAATGTAACTACAATAAGATTTGATAGTGATAGCGGATTTGATGTTGTTGATCTAGGCAACGGTGAAATTAAAATTCAAATGAACAGCACTTTTAAAACCTGGAAAGTTGCTGGTGAAGATGACTTAGTTGCCAGTGGTTTAGATACTATTGAGTTTGTAGCTGGACCTGGTATAACCATTAATACAGATCCATATGCTAGCCCCGATAAGCAAATAATATTTGGCACTCCTGAAAAAAGTGTCTTTATGTATCAAGATGGAAACCTTACAATCAAAAATGGTACTACTAGATGGTATGCTCCATATGCTTTAGTAATAAGCAAAATAATAGGTAGATTAGCTGTAGCAGGAGATGATACAATACAATTTAGAGTAAGAAAAAGTGGAGTAATTGTTCAATCCGTTACATTGTTAGCTGGAGATATGAAAGAAGAGGTTAATGTATCAATTAGTATGGCTGTAGACGATTTTCTTACTGTAGATGTTTATAATGTAGGTAGTAATGTGCAACCAGGTTATGGACTTAGCGTAGAGTTTAAGTATAACTTTATATCGGCAGCAGGCATAGCTTCATCCGTGGCTAACTTAGCCATTGAAGAAACTGGCACAGTATCTTTAGCAACAACAGCTATGACCAACGTTGATAGTTGGTCTATCAGCGCACATCGAAGTGCCAAATACCTAGTTAGCATAAATCAAGGCTCTAATTTCCAGACTAGTGAAATATTGGTTACACATAATAATACACAGGCTTTTATTTCAGAATATGGTGTAATAGAAACACAGGCTTCTTTAGCTACCTTTTCAGCAGCTATCTCAGGCGGGAATTTAATACTTAGGGTAACGATGCTGTCGGCTACAGCAGCAGATATTAACTTTAGTAAACGATATATCTAAATAAATACATTAAATTATAAGGTAGATTACTTATGGCCATTGTCTTTACAAACTCAGGTGAGCTTATTGCATTAAAGAATATTCTTAATCATACTCAGCCCCAAACACTTGAATTACGTCTTTTTTCAAATAATAAAGTTCCTGCCAAAACTGATGTCACAGCAGACTACACTGAAGTTTCTGGATATGGTTATGCAGCCGTTACTCTAACACCAAACGATTTTGTTTATACTCCAGGTGATCCTAGTACAGCAGCTTTTCCACAGATAACATTCGCGTTTACTGGAGCAGCCGGCGCAATTTATGGATATTATGTTGTTCAAGCAACATCAGGATTATTAATTTTTGCTAATAGGTTTGCAAATGCTCCTATTACTGTTTTAAATAACGGCGATGAAATTAGAATTTTACTTACATTATCATTGAATAATCCATAATGGCAAATTTATCAGATAAAAAAATAGTAGACCGAGTTAAAGAAACAAGTACCAGCTCAGGTACAGGTGACTATTCTTTAAATGGGGCTGCTGTAGGGTTTATAACCTTTTCATCAGTTTGTCAAAATAATGATGTATTTGATTATGCCGTAAATGAAATCGGCGGCGCAAAATGGGAAACTGGCTTAGGCCGCTATAACTCAGCGACTAATACAGTTACAAGATTAGAAATACAAGCAAGCAGTAACAATAATCAAGCAGTAAATTGGACTACAGAATTTAAGGTTATTTTTATAAGCCTTAACGCAACAAGTATCATACAGATCTCAGAAGAGCTTCTTTTAAATTCTTTAGTGTTTAGTTAAAATGTTATTAGGTTCAGAAGCTATTGGTGTTGTTGCCTATGCAGAAGCAGTAGGTGCTAACCAATACGTTGATGTTACTACTGGACCTTTACAATTATTAATTAGTTCAAAAGACTTACAGAGTCCTTTATTTGAAAGCCCTGTAGAAACAGCTAGCTACAATATAACAATAAATGTAGATACTACTCAATTCTTTAAATTATATTCTGTTGAAACTGGTCCGCTCGTGCTCGAGCCAACTGAGTACAGCAACAAATCGTACTTTGAAGGATTGCATGAAGGTAGTGTCACAATATCAGGTACTACAAGTCAGTCGTTTGGTGTTACTGTAACAGAAACAGGTGTTTTAACAATTGTTGGTCCACCGTTAGGTGGAGTATTTCCAGTAATACCAGAAATTGCTACTGCTAGCCTTACACTTGGAACTGCTGCTTTCCACCAACATTATACATTTTTATTACAAGAATTCGAAAGTAATGAGGGACAACTAGCTATTAACGGAACAAGTGGTGAAATTTATGTTATAGCCGGCGGGGGTGGTGGAAGTAACGACATTCCTCAAATCTGGATTGGATAATGCTCAAAAGGTTAGATGTACAAACCTTAAGCCATCCTATCTGTTATAAACCCATTAATTATTTTGACATAAAAGACTTTCTTTACTATGATAAAGACGGGTTTGAGCTAAATCAAGCAGAGCAATTATTCTACCATAAGATGAATTACCCTCTTAATAATTGTCTTAATCATACGTGCTTTCAACAAGATTGGTTTATATCAGAAACAACAGGTATTATCATAGATCATTGTCTTATTCTTCATAGATGCAGATATGAAGACCAAGCACTAGAGCAACTTAATCATTTGTCCAAAACTATTCCTCAAGCATCACTATTAGCAAACACTAAAGCCAAGTGGGGATTTGATTTTGCTTTAGATAGTATAGATTCAGAGGGCAATGTGTTTGAGGTATTACACATCGAATACGATGATTATAACTATTTTAAGTTTACTGAAAAAATGATAAGTTTTGATTTTAAAATTAGACACACTGATTGGGTTGATGCTGCTAATAAAATACTAGAGCACAAAGAAGAATGGATACATCTAAAAGGATTTGATCAAAACCATTGGAAAGCCAAGTTCTTAATAGGCTGGAACAAGGCCGAATATACAGAAAAGTCAAATTAAAAGGGCTCCGAAGAGCCCTTATCGTAACGTATTAAGTATTAACTACTATGTAGTGATTATCTTCTACCGCCTGCTGCGTTAACAAATGCATACATTTTTTCAGCAGTTTCAAGAACTTTGTCAAGTCCTGGAAACTCGGGCATTCCAACTGATGTAACGATCTGACCAGTCTTGTCATCACGCTTGGCGCTCATTTCCCAACCTTGGTATTTGTAGGTATATTCTTGAGCAACTAGATCTTTAGCTAGGTGTAGAATATCTGTTCGGATTTCATATCCGTTCTTGTTAAATTTTACTTCAGGTAATTTCATTTCTGGTAAATTAGACATTTTATTCTCCTTATGTGTGTATGTCTTATGTTAGGTGTTTTGAGCAGCACGACTTTGTGCAGACCAGGCATCCCAACCAGCCTTAAACCAATCAATACTAAAAGGATTTAGTAATTTTTCTACTTTAGTATGGAGTATTTCTCTGCCACAGGTTGAAATAATATTACTTGTGGCTTCTACAGCACTGTGCAAAAATTTAGTTTGTGCATCAATGTAGATAATCATATCTGCTTTAATATCTTGATGACGAACATATTTTTCTACAAATTGCCTCTTGGCATTTTGCACGCTGTCAATGAACAGTAAAGGTTGATTAAACATAATTGTCTCCGTGTCTGTTAATTATATAGTGTTTATTTATTTGTGTCTATAGTTTTAGGCTTAAAACAAGAACGTGTGAAATCCCATTCCTCACCTAATTCAGGCTCGTGATTTAACTTTTCATCTATAGCCACTATTAAAAATAAAACAGTCAATATTAAAAATGAAATTGTCATATTATTTGTTCATTAATTTAACGGCACTTTGCCAGCGTCCGCGACGAGTAAGATGACTGGCTAACAGCCCTTGACACCATATTTCGTATATACTTTTTAATATTTTCATTGCCAAGTTCCTTTATGAAAGCTAAGATACCTTCGAGCACGAGATTGTCCACTACGCTCTAGTGCTAGATAAATTGAACGTGCGATTGATGTTAAAAAAGTAATCATTTGTAATTTTCCTTGTGAGAATTGTAAGTAAACTCTTTGATATAGTTGTCAAGAGTTGCAGCATCGGTAATGCTTTTGGTTTTAAGATATGTTTCCAAACGACTTTGGTAACCGTCTTTAGGAAACATTTCTGCAAGGCGCTCAAGGATATTGAGCATCATTTGGCTTAATGTCATTTGAATTTTTCCCTATATATGTGTATAATTGTATTTATGTGGCAGTGCAGCAAGTAATATTATATTATTTCCAAACAGAATTTAGTTAAATATACTAAAGGATTGAGAGTATTATGCGTAAGAGCACCAGATCAATTTTAACTGAACTTACTGATTTAGGCATTAGTCGTGATAAAGATCGTGTAATCGAAAGTCGTGGCAGCAACCTTATTGAAAGTGCTATTAACCTTATTGGCTTAATCCGTGAACATTATGATTTAGAAACAGCAGCAGAAATTGAACGTCGTTTTATTAATGCCATACGCACACAAGAGCCTGCAAAATTTAAGCGTGGAATGAAGAAAATACAGGAAAGTAAAAATGATTAATGAAGCAACAGGCCACGCTATATTTGCTGACACTCAGCCCATAGACCCACGCTATGTAAATCCTGTTCGTAAAATTATCAATAAAGAATTAGCAGAAATTGGCTTAGCCGCAGTTCCAGTAGGCAGCAGTTGGAAAGAAGAACCAGATGAGCGTAGCCCAGAAGAGTGGAGTGGCGATGTAGATACAATGGTTGATTTAGATAATATAATTCAAGTATTTCAGTCAGAGCCAGATCTAAGTCGTAATAAGAAAGATACTGTAGAAGCAGCAGGCCGTCGTGCTCTGCGTGATTACTTCGACCAAAAAGGTTATAAAACAGCACAGGCCGGTGTAAATGTTTTTGTTCGTGTTCCTTATCAAGATGGATACTATCAAGTTGATCTAGAATGTATCCGTAAAGTTCCCAAAGTTAGCCGTTACCATCAACACAATATACCTAAAGGAAGCCCTTATAAAGGAGTTAGCAAGCAACTAATGCTGGCAACATTGGCAAAACAAAAGGGTTACGTTTACAGTGCTTGGGAAGGATTATTTGTAAGAACTAGCGATAACAAAAAAGGCGAACTAGTTGCTGATGATTGGGATGAAATAGCAGAAAGGCTTGTTGGAGTAAAAGATGGTAATGCTATAGATAGTGTAGAAGCTATTATGCAAACACTTCCACCTGACCAAGGTAGAGCATTGTTAGCAATTGTTAAACAAGATAAAAACTGGGTAGAACGCCCACAGCCTGCTAGAGTAGGAACTAATGAATGGTTCCGTCGTATGTTGGATATACTATGAGAGCCAAAGAATTTATATTTGAAAATACAGTAAAAAAATTAGGTCGTGCCTTCAATCACCTTGAGGATCTTGTATTCTTTTACGGTAGTCAAGGAACCATAGAAGCTCTTGAACACATTAGAGAAATGATGAGCGAAGAAGGTGGACAAAGTATACGAATGAAATGGGACGGTAATCCGCAAATTTATTGGGGAAGAGAAGTAGAAGGCGGCCCATTAATATTAGCAGGACACAATGGCTGGAGTAGAGGTGCCAAAACTAATAACCCTCGTGACCTAGCAAAGTTTATTGCCTATGGTAGTGGAGACCCTAAAACTGATGAGGAGCGTCAGGCTCGTATAGCTTTTGCAAAACAATTTGCAGGATTGTATGAAATATTTGATCAAGCAACTCCTACAGACTTTGTAGGCTATGTTTATGGTGATGCATTATTCTTAAGTAAGCCTCAAATCGATGCAGAAGGTAATTATACATTTTGCCCTAACCCTAAAAGCCAAACCTGCTACCACGTTAATCCTAAAAGCCCATTAGGCCAACAAATTGCTAATGCACAGGTTATGGTGGTAGGACACGCCTACTTCCCAGAATTCGGTATGGATGATAGTGATCAACAACCCTTAGATGATTTTTCACAATTTAATCAGAATCCTATGTTAATCGTTCAAGGCCCAGTATATGTTAGTAATCCTACTGGTCTAGATACAAGTAAAATACTTGATGTTGAACAAGATTTATCTAGTAATGCTAGATTAATTGATGGATTTCTTCAAGAAACTCCGGGACTAGGCGATCTTAAAAATATACTGTACACATATGTCAATCAAACTGCTAAAGCAAAACAGTTAGACAACTTAGGAACACAAAGTTTTTTAAGTTGGTTAAAAAGTAGTAAGGTAAGCACTCCTAAGCAGGGAAAAATAGAACAAAAACTAGCACAAAATCAAGGTGCTTTAGATGCTATTTTTAATCTAGTAACTAAAATAATGACATTAAAAGATCAAATTATTGATCAGGTCGAAAATCAGCGCGGCGAAATATGGGCTACGCACGGTGAAGGGTATGTTCGTTATGGAACTGATAAAAAGTTTGGAAATGTAAAGCTAGTTCCACGAAAACGTTGGACTCCGAAGTAATTTAATTCTTTGAATTTTAGCCATATTCGGGTATTTTTTAGTTACTTTGGTAAATAATAATACAAAGGCCTATTGAGAGTAGGTCGAGCCAACGAGGAGAAATATTATGGCAACATTTACAAGAGTTAACGGTATTAGCGGTCAGCGCGGTTCATTTTCTAGTACATTACAATTAAAAGTATTTAAAATTGTTCCAGGTACAGCATTTGCTGACGGTGTAGACGGAACAGGTGAACTAACAGCTCGTGAAATCGGTACAACTGGTGCAATTATCAATGTTAAGAGTGATGGTACAAGTATGGTTGTAGTTGGTGATGGTCACGCACTAGATATCAATACAATTGCTCGTCGTGTAGATATGGTTTTAGGTGGAGCTGGAGTAATGACTGGTTCTGGAACAACTGCGTTAGTAACAGTTACAGAGCTAACAAGCTTTTACAGCATTAGCTAATTTAGCTTATACATTAAGGCCTAGTTTACCTAGGCCTTTTTTTATGGCTGTTAAATACTACCAATGATTTACAGCCTTTATACACTAGTTGATATTACTGAAACTCGAACTTATCGTAGCAGGAGCGATTTAGAACGTTTACAGCAACAAAATTTTGATACAGTTATCAGTGTAATTAGCCTTAGTGGAAATGTTTACTACGAAGATTCACCTAAAAAAGTGCCAGCAGGAATCTTTGGGATGGATAATGATATGTGCTGGTACTTCGAATGGCGTATGGAATTAGAAGGGTTGTTTGAAAAAAACAATGATCCTATCCATAAGCTTAAACAAAGCTTCGAGTTTGTACCTTACATACCTAATTTAACAGAGTCAATTAAATTCGAGCGTCCAATTTTTGTGCTAGGCCGCAATATTGTTTTTGATTACAGATAATAAATATAACAATAGGCTATTGTAAGGCATTGATTAGGCTACTTATTTTATGGAGCGAAAATGCCTTCTATTGATGAACGTATGGGTGTTGTTGAAACTAAAGTTCAACATATCACTGAAAAAGTTGATGATTTAAAAACTGATGTAAAAGATTTGCACGACTGCCTCGATAGGACTCGCGATCTTTTGGATAAAAAACTAGATGATATGCTTGATGAATATAGGATAAATCGTGATCGTTATTATCAAGTATTAGAAGATAATAAGCACGAAGCAGCAGAAGCACACAAGGATCTAAAGGCTGCTATCTCTACAAATAATTCTAAACTTGACGCCCTAGAAAAATTTAAAACAAAAGGCACTTATGTGGCAATAAGTGTAGCAGCATTTTTAGCCGGCACAGGATATCTTACACATGGTGAGGTGGCGAAGATAATTAAGTTAATAGCCGGATAATTATGAATGTTTCTAACAGAATTTCAAGAGGGTATAGTAGATCAAGCTGTTCAATTTCACAATGAATTGAACCCACATCTCTTTGATGGTAACAAATTAAACGATTCTGTTAGATATAAATTGCTATTAATAGCACAGAACTTTGTTAAATTTATAGGAATACCAAATCTTAATTTACGTGACGTAACAATCAGTGGCAGTAATGCTGCCTACACTTATACAGAGCATAGCGATTTAGATTTACATCTTATTGTAGATGTGCCAAGTGCAGCAGAATTTCATCTAAAACAATTATTTGACGCAAAGAAGAATCAATACAACTTTAATCATGATATAAGGATTAAAGGAATAGATGTTGAACTATACGTACAGAACAGTAAAGAAAAACATATAAGCGCAGGAATCTATAGTGTGCTCGATGATAAATGGCTTAAAGAGCCGAGCCCTGTAAGAGCACAAATTAACGATGATGATGTAGAACAAAAAGTTGAAAATTACTTAAATAAAATAAAGCTCGCTTTAAAAACTACTGATTACACAAAAGCCGATAAAATTAAAACAGAAATTAGTAAATTACGTCGTGCTGGACTGGAAACTACAGGAGAATTTGGTGTTGAAAATATAGCTTTTAAAGTTTTACGAGCTCAAGGGTGGATAGATAAGTTAAGACAGCATTTATATGATTTAGAAGATAGACAATTAAGTCTAAAGGAAAGAAAATGAAGCGTGATGAGATCTTAAGTGAATTTAAAAAAGGCGTAAAAGCTCGTAAGTATAATAGACGTTATATTGATCCTGATCGAGAATCAGAAACAATGATAGCACCGCGCACTCCACCGAAGAAAAAGGATGATGTTAAAGAGCAACGTTCTGATTATACTAAAGATGAAATAATTGCAGTGTTAACAGGTCGCAAAACTCAAGCAGAAGTTGATGCAGAAGCACTAAAAACACGAGGTCCGGACAAAGGCACGTCACAGACCCCTCCACCTAAACCTGTTCAAACTCCACCACCTAAGCCTGTTCAGACTAAAGAAACAACAGGTGCCCCTGTTGGAAAAATTACTAAAGTTGATCCAGCAACGAAGAAAGCTACAATAAGTAAACCAGATGGTACTACACAAGAAATAGATTCAACTGCATTAAAGCCTACTCCAGATGGCAAGATGCAAATGGATGCCCCTGATACGGACGAGATTAAAACAGGAACAGATGTAGTTAGTACAGAGGACGCATTATCACCACCAGGAGACAGTAAAAGTCCAATACACGGTGGTGAAGATCATGATGAAGTAAGTAAGCTATTAGTTCAACGATTACGCAAACTTGCAGGGCTACAAGAAGAACCGGCGCCAGCAGCCGCCCCTGCCACTGCACCAGCAGCGAATCAAATACCTGCCGAGCTAACAGTACAAGGAATGATTAATGATCCTGAAGCAGGATTTACTCCTGATGAAAAAGCTTATATGCAGAAGATGTTAATTGCTAATCCAAATGGCACTGTAGATCTTGCTCGAACCATACGGAATTTTTCTGGAGAGTTAATAAACCAATTCCCACAACTTGTTGATATATTCAAAGACTTACAAACAGAAATTAACAATTTTATTAGAACACCAGAATTCAGCGAACTAGCACCTGCTGATCAAAACTCTATTATTGAAGTAGGTAAGTCACTGCCTACCACTATCCAGCAGTTACAATCAACCACTATGCAAATGGCTAAATTCCACGATAAAGAGTTTAACAAGATGGACGCAGCCACAGGACAATACGGTGATGGACAAGTTCAAGAAGCCGATGCTGGAGAAACTGATGGTAGAGATATACCACCTATGCCTGATATCAGTGGCCTACAACCAGGACAGGTTAAGGACTTAGGTGGCGGGCAGAAAGTTACAATTGCTCCCGATGGTAATGTACATTGGACAGGAGGGTTTGGTAGTGTAGTGTATAGTCCTCAAGGTAAGCCTCTTTCATACGATACTCCTAATTTTGGCGGATTAGGAAGGAAACAAGACTTCTCTACTGGAAATACTACTACCTCCTATAGTGCGGGACCTTTAAGTACAAGTCTAACAAAAAACGCTCAAGGACAAACTATATCATGGAAAGGTGGTCCTTATAGACACGGTTCCGTTAATGTGGATCAGGCTTATAAAGACGGACAACCTACCATACAAACAAGAACCGGCACTGGCAGTCTGGCAAACGCTGATTGGGTGAAAAATCAAGATACACTTAA